ATGATGCCAGCACAGGCAGATTTAAATGAGCATTGGCAGCAACGTAACGACTCACGTGACTGGGTACTTGACGCAGATAACTATTGCTACGATGGTGACGAGTTCGACAAGGCACAGTTGTTTCAAGATTACATCGATAACAATGACTTTAAGCAGTGGGCGACTGATATGCAGGCCGATATGTTGAGCGCCATTTGTATCGTCACTTTCGGTTCGACTGACGTAAGTGTGTTGTATCCAGATCAAGGTAAGGAACCTAATTGGCAATGGTTGATTGATGTGTTTGGTCAAGCCCGCCTATGGGATGAGCTACTGGCACACATCGACACGGACACGATGATGACACGTCTGGGCTATCACTGGGTATCAGAGGAGGAAGAAGCATGAGTAATGAGTTAGTTACGATGGTTAATAACAATATTGAGGATATGAAGAATAATGAAGGCTTGTCATTACCACCTGATTATTCAGTAGGGAATGCATTAAACAGTGCTTACTTGATTTTGAGTGATACGTCTAAGGGCCAACCATTACTTGATAAGTGTGACCAAGGATCAGTTATCAAGGCGTTGATGAACATGGCAATTCAAGGATTGAGCCCAGCTAAAAACCAATGCTATTTCATTCCTTATGGCAACCAGTTAGTCATGCAGCGCTCCTATTTTGGCTCAATTAGCGTTGTAAAGCGTCTTTCAAGCGTTAAGGATATTCAGGCACAGGTCGTCCACAAAGACGACACATTCAAGATTGGTGGTAAAGATGGAGTGTTGGTGGTTAAAGAGTTCGAGCCAAGCTTTGAGAACCTAGATAAGCCAATTATCGGGGCCTTTGCATGGATCGAAGACATCAACGGGAACCGGACATACACGGTTATGACAAAAAAGGACATCGACACCAGTTGGAGCCACGCTAAGACGAAGAAGGTTCAAAACGAGTTCCCGGAAGAGATGGCGAAACGTACAGTCATCAATCGAGCTGCAAAGTTCTACATTAACAGTTCAAGCGACAACGATTTGTTCGTGCAAGCAGTTAACGACACGACGAGTTCCGAGTACGAAAATGATAATCCGAAGGACGTAACACCGGCTAAAAGGTCATTGGTGGCTGACGTAGCAGAGAATAAAACCGAGAAGGTAGAGTCTGCCGAACCAGCTAAAGAACCCGTTAGAACGGCTGTAAAGGAGGCATCAAGCAATGATCAAGAACCTGTCAAAGACGAAGTCGACCAGCAAAACCTCTTCGACAACCTCGGAGACCTTGACGCCGGCTAACTATTACGATCGCTGGACAGATCAATCATTTATGTCAGCAACATGGTTCAAGAAGTTTTTAGCCTGTGAAGCAGAAGCGTTAGCCGAGTTGCAGGGTAAATGGGAACCATGTATGAACTCAACGGCGCTAGTCGTTGGAAATTGGCTTCACAGCTACTTCGAAAGCGAGAAAGCTCATGCCAAGTTTGTTGATGAACATCCAGAGGCAATTTCAAGCCAGGGCCCAAGCAAAGGCCATCTCAAAAAAGACTTCAAAATTGCTGAATCCATGATTGAAGCCTTATCTGACGACCATGATTTTAATCTTCTTTATCAAGGCGATAAAGAAGTGATTGTAACTGGTGAAATCGATGGTTATCCCTGGAAAGGCAAGGTTGATTGTCTCAACTTGAAACAAGGTTACTTCGTGGATCTGAAGACGACCGCTGACATATACAAGGCGTATTGGAATCCAGAAACTCGTGAGAAAGAATCGTTTGTATATGCGTATAACTACCCACTTCAGATGGCAGTCTATCAAGAGTTGATTAAGCAGCAATTCGGTGTTAATTGCAAGCCATATATTGTTGCGGTAAGCAAACAGGATCCACCAGACAAGCAGGCTATTGATTTACCAGAGTACCGACTTACTAACGCTATGAACCAGGTATTGGAATCTCAACAGCATATTCAAGATGTCATTAAAGGCGAAGCAGATCCTACCCAATGCAGACATTGTGCTTATTGTCGTAGTACCAAAAAGTTAGAGAGCGTCGTTAGTGCAGACGACTTGCTCATGGATTGATTAAACAGAATTGGCTTGAATGCAGCAGTGACTGAATACACCGAATGGGTGAAAGGCCCATTAGTAAAGGAGGGACGAATTTGGATTACTTCAAACAACGACGAGCGTACCGTAATTTTAAGATGTATGAAGCGAGTGTCTCTAACGGCCAAAATAATCTGTATCGCGAGTTACTAGACTATGCGAACGACGAAGGCAAGTTGGACGTTCAGTTTCGCATGAAAAATTCGGCATTACTCAGTCTGACAGGACTATCCGAACCCGGCCTCGATAAAGCACGCAACTCATTAGTGCAACTAGGACTAATTAAATACGTTAGAGGCAAGAAAAATGTTAAACCACCTGAATATCGCATTATTAATTTATATAGTAGGTCAGCTGGTTACCCAACCAGTAACCCAACTACAAGTCATAAAAGTAGGCCAACTGGTTTAGATAAAGTAGGTCAACCGGTTGGGCAAGGCGGAGGTCAACCAGTAGAACATAAAGAACTTACTAGTACTGACCCTGACTTGACTGATACTGACTCTTATGATGATGACGCGGGTGTCACGCGCGAGCAGGTCATTAACGATTGGACCAACCTGTGGGGATTTCCAAATGGTATTGCCCGACCTGAGATTGATGAATGGCTGGAAGAGTTCAAGCCTGAGGTGATTGCCTATGCAATTTGGGTTGCTGGAGAACATCAGATTGGATCTAATGCATGTTTGAAATACGTTCGTGCAATTGTTGCGGGCTGGAAGAAACGAAATATTACGACGTTAGAGCAGGCTAAAAAGGCTGCTGCTAATCATGACGACCGCATGAAGAGCGAAAGAAAACCTAGTGGCTATTCAAAGCCACGCCGTAAAGAAGTTATGCCAAAGTGGGCGCAAAGTGATGCTTCTCAGGCGGATTCTAAGCCAAACTCAAGCGATAACCAGCAGGACGATATGAGTGACGAGGCGTTCCTAGCGTTCATGAACAGTCAGGAGGAAGCTAAATGAATTGGGGCAATCAATTAGTCCAGTTAGCCGCTAACCATGCCTATGAGCCGGCCGCATTGCACTGGACTAAGCAGCGTATGAAGCGGCATTTAAAGGCCGGTGGTAGTGCACAAGATGAGGTGTGCGCTCATGAGTACAAGATATTTGCACTCGAGGTTTTAATTATTGAATATCAGCGGGATGGCTTAAATTTTGATTTGACCCAATGTTGGGGTAAGCCAGCCGAGTATTTTATTGATCTAGAGCAAGCTAGACAAGGATTGCAAACGGAGGTGAGCGCATGACTGAAACACAGGTGCTAGTAATTAACGCTGATCTACCCGATATCGATCACCCACTAGCAATCGGGCCCGAACCGGAAATGTTTAAGCTCGCGCAGCATAACTACAAATCTGGTGAATGGCCGTTCCCAGTTAGACTGGTTAAGCCTGGGACTAAGGTACGCAGTGATGAAGCTTACTTAGCTAGTATGTTACCAGATCCCCAAGCTGAGGAACGTGAGCAAATTAGAGATATTCGCCGTGCTCATCGTGATGGTAACCATACGATAAGGGCGTTGACCGATGAGACTGGCTATATCAGTCAGCGGGTTAGCTATCTAGTGCACAAGTACAGTTTGCCGTTGCGGAACGGCTACTGGCGTGCTGAAAAGTACGACAATCCCAACGAAATTATTACTGGACAAACAGTTGATTTGCTAGGTGATAAGATCGACGCCCCAGCTAGATCGATAAGACAAGCAAGCTACTCAAATGGCATTGTCTGTGGCTACTACATTAGCCGGGTGCCGAAAGTATGAGCAAAGTCGTGATTAAGGGCGAACTACCTAGCTTAAATGAGTACATCAAGGCTGAACGGGCCAACAGATACGCCGCAGCTAACCTAAAGAAGCGGTACACGGCCTTATGTAGTGTATATGCGCGGGCTAGTCGAAATTCTGGAGTCGAATTCAGCTGGCCTTGCAAGCTGAAATTTACGTGGTACACGAAGAACAACCGGAAAGATGCGGATAATATCGCGTTTGCTAAAAAGTTTGTGCTGGACGGCTTTATGAAGGCTGGACTTTTAGGCAACGACAATCGAAAGCACATCACAGGATTCCAGGACGAATTTGCCGTTGATAAACGAAATCCTAGAGTAGAAATAGATGAAATCACGGAGGACGAAGATGCCTAAGCACACTAAGAAGCGTTCAACGATTAAACGGAAGCACCAGCGCATGAAGCAACACGCTGAAGCAAACAAAGCTAAAGCACTGGATAATAAGCAACTGGTCAAGGAATATGAGCCGTACAACATTAATAAGCGGGCTTTCGGGGAGGCTTGAACGTATGAAGTTTTTGGACTTATTTGCTGGTATCGGCGGTTTTCATTTAGGAATGGAGCAAGCTGGTCATACATGTGTTGGCTGGGTCGAGTGGGACAAGTTCGCTCGGCAGAGTTACCAAGCAATTCATAACGTGAAAGGAGTGTGGAATGCAAGTGACATACGAACAGTTAGAGCTAGTGAGTTACCCAGAGCAGACTGCTGGTGCTTTGGCTTTCCATGCCAAGACATCTCAGTCGCCGGTAAGCAAAAAGGATTCACTGCCGGAAAGCGTAGTTCTTTGTTTTTTACAGTTACAGGGCTTATTAGAGACCTCGAAGAAGAAGATAGACCCAGCTACTTACTCATTGAGAACGTTAAAAACTTACTTAGTATTAACCGAGGGCTTGACTTTCTCAAACTTCAAATTGAATTGGATGAAATCGGGTACGATGTCGAATGGTCGGTGCTCGACTCAGCCGAAGTCGTCCCTCAGCACCGGGAACGTATCTTCATTGTCGGACATCTTAGAGGACGACATACCCAGCAAGTATTTCCTATCGTTCAAGACGACCGAGAAGTTAATCGCCGGGCAGACGCAACAAATACCCTTACCGCCCGTTACGGGGAAGCGCAGGGATCAGGATCGTACGTTGCTGAAAGTGAACCGCCGAAAGTGAAGCAGGTGGGCAATCTTATGAATACCAAATATTTTGGTGGTAATCCACAACCGGGACGTATTTATGATCCTAGCGGTATTTTGCCAACATTAAGTACGATGCAAGGTGGAGGAAGAGAGCCAAAGATAATATCTAACCCACACGGTTATAACAAAGGTGGCACTAGAACAATTTCGCCAACGGTTACTGCAGGTTCTTTTAAAGATAATAATTTTGTGCAGACCAACATTCTCGCTGGTCTAAGGATAAGAAAATTAACGCCGCTTGAATGCTGGCGCCTACAAGGCTTCCCGGATTGGGCCTTCAATCGTGCCAGACAAGCGGGATTAAGTGACAGCCAATTATACAAGCAGGCTGGTAATAGTGTGACGGTGCCTGTTATTAAAGCAATTGCTGAGAGAATGAAGCTACCATGATAATCGTCAAGGAACCAACTAACGAGGAACGCAAGCGGGCGTTTGAAGCGTTCGGGGAGGATTAAAAATGAGTGAATCATATGAAGCAATAGAATGGATCTTAAGTCAATTGGCACAGGCCTGCTAGTGATAGGAGATGGCGACGATGATTAAGTTTAGAGCGCGGCACTGATGAGCAACAGGCACAAATTGGCCAGGACTTCATTGCTGACATTATGGAGTTGAGTGATCGCGAGAGTAAACAAAAAGCCGCCTACTAAGGCGACTAGTCACAGGACCACTCGAATGACCGTTGTTAGTATAACATATAAAAAGCGCTGCCATCGCTGACCGCGCTACGATTGATACCTAGCACATTAATTATAGCATACGAAAGCGGAGGGGCGCATGATGGGCGAACAGCAAGTTATTTCAGATGAAATTTTTCCACCAATTGACCAAGAGAAAACAATTAAACAGGTGCGGCGGTTCCTGGATAAGAAGTTACCGCAAGCAGTTCGGGCGTCCGGCCATTCGGCCGCTGATCTTAAATCGCCTAGCATGGATGGCATGCCTAAGTCGGCCCCAGCTGGTAATTCGACCGAGGATCGGATTACACGCCGCCTATATGCCGAACAGATTGTCCGACAGACTATTCAGGCCATGGCTCGCTGTGATCATGAGTGCCAGGAGATATTAGATCGGCTATATTTGCAAGGTTACAGCGACACGATGTGCTACATGGATATTGGCTACAGCAAGACGCAGTATTTTGACCGTTGGAAGCCATTGGCAATGCTACAGTTCGCGCAGAGCTATTACCTAGAAGACCTGAATATTTATCAAAACCGAACTCAAAACGGACTTTAACCGAACTTTTTCCGGACTCAATCCGAACTCAAGCCGGACTCAATCCGGACTTCATAGTAATAAATTGGTGGTAAATTAGTAGTATCGATAATTGGTTAGGGCGACAAATAAACGTTTTTCTGATAGCCCTAATCGATTATTGTTGTGGCCTTAGCTCAGTTGGTAGAGCGCCTGACTGTTAATCAGGTTGTCGCTGGTTCGAGTCCAGCAGGCTACGTTAGACGGGCGCAGATGTACAGTTTGTATTGCCTCCTTGATTAAGTTGATATGATGGCCCGTCTATTAAGCAGATATGATCTAATTGGCAAGATGGCGGTCTCCAAAGCCGTCTATGTTGGTTCAAATCCAGCTATCTGTGTAGCCGGCGGATTTATAAGGGGTGATGCGCTCCTCTCTGCCGCCGGCATTAGTCTTCGTATTTAACGTCGGCCGTTAAATGTGAGTATCGCTGTGGGCTAATTGGTAAGCCACAATGGGATGTAGGTTCGAGGCCTACCAGCGATATTGTTATACAGCATGGTCACTCATGAGGGCTAAAACTGTATAACGTGATTAGTTAGCTATTGGGACTGCTCTGATAGCTCGTGGTAAAATCTTCGGAGACGACAAGCAGATTGGTACTCAATGATGAAGAAGTTAGTCTTTTCGATATGTCTTTTTGGCTCACATGTGCTTGTGGCGGAATAGGTAGACGTTTTAAGAGGCAACACAGGATGGTGTTGCTATGTAGGGTGCAAATCCCTACCAAGCACATAATCGGCGCAATTAAACTGGCCACAAGATTGCCTGCAGGAACAGGCGCGCTGTGGTATTGTATATAGATACTGAAAGGGGGCTTTAGCTCCCTCAGGTATTCTCAGTAATCCTTCAAACTGCTCTCGCTTTTTAGCGGGAGTTTTTGTATAGTTAGATTAGTTTGGAGGATTATCATTAATGAATAAATCACTACGTAAACTACTTTTACTTGCTGTTTCTACTATTTGCATGTTACTTTTAATGTTTGGTATCTTTGATTTTTCTGGCATTGTTGCAGTATTAGCGTTGTTACTCAGTGTTTATACTACCTATAGTTCAGCAAAAGAAAAAGACAGGTCTGATTTTGAAGGATTATTTTTCCACTTGTTAACCTTGCTGGAGCAAACAATAGGTAACTCAGATACGTTTAAGAGTGATATAGAATCACTAAAAAACGACAGCGATACCTTTATCTATAATAAAAAGGTTAGCCTTTTTAACAAAAATACCTACTTACTAAAGGAAATTATTTGTGATATATATAAAGGCCAAAATAGAGAAATCGCATTGAATCAAATAACGTTGATAACTAATTCTGATGACCGTTACGAGTATTTTAAGGCATTACTAATTCAGAAAAAAAGAGGAAGATTATTATAAAGATCTGTTTGGAATAGGAATGGATGAAGTTTTAACAGAAAAAAGAGAGAAACTAGCGGAAAGCAGCATTGATTTTACGCGATATGGACAGTTCTTTAGGACTGTCCATAGAATAGTAAAACTACTTCTTGATAGGTCTACTGAAGAACAACAAAAGTACATAGGAGTTTTACGAACTCAATTGAGTGAAGAACAATTGGTTTTGTTATATTATAATGCCGAGTACACTCAGCGCGGTAAGAAGTTTAAAGCGAATGTAAACAACATGGATCTTTGGGGAGATAAAGAAGAATTGGGGATAACTCCACCCATGCATTTTAACGATAAGCTACTTGTTTGGCCAGATGATTTAGAGATACTGAAAAATGAATATACAAGTAAATAGCGTCTTTCGGGACGCTTTTATTTTATATAAATTTAGGAGTGGTGTCATGACAGTAATGATTCATAGTAAATACGGGTATGAGCCACCTGAATGGGTGCAGGCTGACGCCCGGATAGATAAGTGGTACAAGGATAAGAAGCGTCGTGCTAAACAGCATGGCGCTTTTAGTTTGGAGAAAAATAAAAAGGTGGTAATTAAGAATGAACGATGTTGAATTTACAAGTAAATGCAAAGCCTTAGTGCTGGACTACGCTAATGAACATTTAGATGTAACTGATGGAAAACAAATCACTGTCGATGATGTCTTTATTGTTTGGCAAGTTAAAGCATTACAGAATAGTAAAGCGTTACTCAGCACGACCTTAAGTGATGGCATGTATTACGAGCTTACCTATAACGGTGATAAGGGTGAGATCTACCTAGACGCCTACAAAAAGTTTGAGAATCGATGCTACAAAATTTAGACTAATTAATTCCAATTAATGGAGGTGTGGTGGTATGTAATGACACGTAAATTAACGCCAAAGCAGCGCAAGTTTGCCGACGAGTATATCAAGTCTGGCAATGCTGCTGATGCGGCTCGTAAAGCGGGGTATAGTAAACGCTCAGCCCGCTCAGTTGGACAGGAAAACCTGACAAAACCTGACATTAAAAAATACATCGATGAACAGATGGCTGAGATAGAGTCTAGCAAGATTGCAGACGCCAAAGAGGTTATGGAATTTTACACTAGAGTGCTTCGTGGTGAAGAGCTAGAAACTGTAGTGGTGGGTACTGCTGACGGTGCTGAATCTATTGAACGTCCACCAACTACCAAGGACAAAACGGCTGTTGCTAAGGAAATACTAAAGCGTTATCCGGGCAACGATAAGCTCGTTGAACAACAGATTCGCAAGCTCAAAGCTGATGCAGATATTGCGGAGGCTAAAGCTAGCATTATGAATGCCTCAACCGATAGTACTGAAGCAAAAGTTTCTGAATATCTGGATAAATTGGATGACGTCCTAGGTGGTGATAGCGATGGCAATTAGTGAGCTATATACGCCGAAACAAGTTCAAGTGCTGAAAACCTTGCGGCGGACGGACTGGCGACTACTGATAAACTATGGTGCTGTTCGGTCTGGTAAAACTGTCGTTGATAATGACGCCTTCTTGATGGAACTGCGGCGTGTTCGTCAGGTTGCTGACAAATTAGGGGTCAAGGAACCAATGTACATTTTAGCGGGGTATTCAAGCAAGTCGCTACAAAACAACGTATTACAGGAACTGACGAATAAATATGACATTAACTTTCAATTTGACAAACATAACTCTTTCACGCTGTTTGGTGTGAAGATTGTGCAGACGTTTACCGGGTCCATTGCTGGGCTGGGTGCCATTCGTGGGATGACCTCGTTTGGGGCGTATATTAACGAAGCTAGCCTTGCTAATGAAGAGGTATTCAATGAAATCCTTAATCGGTGCTCAGCACAAGGTGCGCGAATTATTTGCGATACGAACCCAGACGTTCCGACTCACTACTTGAAAGCCAGCTATATTGATAACGATGATCCTAAAGCAGGAACCGTTAGTTTCCATTTTACAATCGATGATAATACCTTTTTGCCCCCACAATACGTTGAACATCAAAAAGCGGGTACGCCGTCCGGAGTGTTTTACGACCGTGCAATACTCGGTCTATGGGTATCTGGTGAAGGTATGGTGTATAAAGATTTTAATAAGGACGAAATGATTATTCCACGGGCTCAATTGCCAGCAGACTTAACTTACTATGCGGGAGTCGACTGGGGCTATGAACATAAAGGAACGATTGTTGTAATGGCTGATGATCGAGTTGGCAATACTTATTTGATTGAAGAACATACACGTCAGTTTGAAGAGATTGATTACTGGGTAGAGATTGCAAAAGATATTCAGCATCGCTATGGCCGAAATGTTAAGTTTTGGGCTGATAGCGCGAGACCCGAACACGTTGCACGCTTCCAACGTGAAGGGCTCAAGGCGTTCAATGCTAAAAAATCGGTTTTATCAGGAATCGAGTCGGTGGCTAAGTGCATGAAGCAAGGCCACTTTTTTGTTATCAAAGAAGCGATTGATGCCTTCTTAGATGAAATCTATCAGTATGTCTGGGATGAGGCTACGGGCTTACCCGTCAAGCTTAACGATGACGTAATGGACGCGTTACGGTATGCCGTCTATAACACACACGAACGGCTCAAGGCACGGACAATTAAGAAGCCAAAGGGATTAAGAGGATAGGAGGTGAGCGGATGCAGTATGATTTGAACAAGAAGCGCGGGTCCAACGTTGCGATTGACCGTGAATTGGCTGGCAATATTGAAAACCCTAGCTTTGATGTAATTAACTATGCTATCAATCAACAACAGCAACGTATTGACCGTTATAACATGTTGGAACACTACTATGAGGGTAATCAGCACATCTTAAGCCGAAATCTTGAGATGGCGGCTAAGTTGGATCGTGCAGATGAAAAGGTAATGACGAACCACGCCAAATACATTACTGACATGATTACCGGCTTTACAACTGGTAATCCGGTATCCATTTCACCGGCGAACGGCAAGGATATTAAAGCTATTACGGATGCTCAGGACCAAATGGATATTGATTCGCATAATACGGAGATGGAGAAAGATTTAAGCGTGTTTGGGTGTGCCTATGAGCTGCTATACATCAAAAAGGTGTCAGACGCAACTACCGAGTTGGCAATTGAAAAAATTGATCCGCGCGGCTGTGTGCTGGTAACGGATGACACGTTGGATAAAAATCCGCTGTTTGGTATTTACTACGTGGAAAAGAAGGACCTGCTTGGTAATGCTAAGGGTTATTTGATTACTGTCTATACGGCCCACTGGATTATTCAGTATCGAACCAAGACAGGACGAGTGCTATCAGATGCTAATTTGGCAAGCAAACCTAAGGCCATTCAACATTATTTTAATGGTGTCCCACTTATTGAGTATCGTAATAACGAAGAGCGTCAAGGTGATTTTGAGCAAACGATTAGCCTAATCAACGCCTATAACGAATTACAGTCAGACCGTATCACCGATAAAAAGAACTTCGTGGATGCCTTGCTGGTAGTCTATGGCTTTACCCTAGATGAGGGCGAGGACGGTGAAGGAGCTAACTTGAAGGACGGTATTCTAGAAGCGCCTGGTAAAGGCGACCAGGGTGCTAGCGTTGAATGGTTGACCAAGAGCTTTGACGAATCACAGCTACAAGTACTTGTTAAGTCGATTAAGGATGACATTCATCAAACGTCTTACGTCCCTAACATGAATGACGAAAACTTTGCAGGGACGATTAGCGGTGAAGCTATGAAATACAAGCTATTCGGTTTACTCCAATTGTTAGCGACTAAGCAGCGATACTTAACACGTGGAATTCGCCAGCGTCTACAACTGATGCAGAACATTTTAGCGTTTAAAGGCCAGTCAGTAGATGCCTCCGGAGCGACAATTAATATTGTTCCTGATATTCCAGTCAACATGGCGGATGTCATTAGCAATATCAAGAATGCTGAAGGCGTCATTCCGCAATTGGTATCACTCGGGTGGTTGCCTGGGACAAATGACCCACAAGAGTTAATTAAGATGCTGGATCAGGAAAAGGAGAAAGCACTCAAGCTACAGCAGAAAGCTATGGGCGGCGAGCCTGCCACAGATAACGAGGAGGTAACTGCGGATGATTCTGGCAACGTTTCATTTAAACAAAAAGCAGGTAGTGAGTTATCAGATAACGGGCCACGCGAATAGTGCTATTAAGGGCCATGACCTAGTTTGTGCTGCTGTTTCGGTGCTTGGCCAAGCCATCACTAATGAGCTATCTAACGCCACTATTAAAGAAAATGGTGGCTTGTTTATTGGATTGATTGAGCCCAGTGCTGATAACAAAGTTCTGTGTGAGACCTTATTACACGGACTACAAGATATTTCAGCACAATATCCTCAGAATTTGCAAGTGGTGGTGAAGGGCAATTAACTCAGAATTGAATAAAATCATTAAAACGATTGGTGTATTTGTGATCGTGATAATTAAAATGCTTGGATTAGTTTCGCTTGGATGGAAGCCAATTACAGGCATTTTAATTTTGCTGTATTTGATTTTATAAGCTCGGAGGTGTAGGAGTGGCGGATGACAAACGCAAGTTAAGTTACTGGCAACTGCGAGCCGTTCAGAGCGAACAGAAATCACATGATGCTGCAACCAAACAAGCGACTATCATTGCAAGGGCGTACATGCGTGCTCAGAACTATTTGACTGGTGAGGTATCACAGATATACAAACGATATTTTACGGACGGTAAAGCGACGGAGGCCGAGGCACAACAGATTCTAAACACCAATGTTAGTCCGACTGAGTTAGTAACGTTACGGGCCCTGGCTGATAATGTCAGTGATAAGGAGTCAAAGAAGCAAGTGACTAACTACTTATCACAGATGGCAGCTAAGGGCCGTATTACCAGATTGGAAGAGCTCAAGGCTAAGAGCTACATTGCGGTGAAACAAGCGGCATCTGTTGAGATTGAGAAGTCCACGGACCTTTATACCAAGGTAATTCAAGAAGCACTTGATCAGGCAACTAACGAGAGTATTATAGGTGGCTTTGATAAAGACGTCATTCTTCCAGGCGTGAGCGCTGATAGTCAGCCTAAAATGCACACTAGAACTATCTTTGACCCTAAAACGGGTAAAGAGATGGTAACAGTTAAAGTGAACCCAGACGAACCAATAACACGGTTTAAAGAGTTGTCAGGGAAGTACGTTAAGGCTACATTAGATGCGCCGTTTAAAGGCAAGAACTACTCTAAACGGATTTGGCATAACACGGACCAACTAGCCGACCGACTCAGTGAACTATTCACGGCTCAGCAGATGAGTGGTATGCGTGAGCGTGACATGGTACAAGCTTTAGCTAAGGAGTTTGGAACTAGCAGTTACAATACGCGACGATTGATTAGAACAGAAGCCAACTACTTTCATAATCAAACGAAGCTCAATGAATGGAAACGACGCGGGGTTAAAAAGTACCAACTGGTTGCCGTGCTGGATATGCGGACTTCAAAAATCTGTCGTAGTATTGACGGCCGTGTATTTAACGTAGATGAAGCGGAAGTGAATGTTAATTTTCCGCCGTTACATCCATTTTGCCGAACTGTCGCAATCATCTATTTGTCAGATAGCCAGTACATGATGCAACGGACAGCGAATGATCCAATTACTGGTGAAAAGCTCAAGCTGAAGCCGGATGCTACTTATCAGGATTGGCGCCAGGCAGTAATCTTAAAGCATGGTCCGCAGGCTTTCGATAGTTTAGATAATCGGGTTGGCAATCGTCGGTATGATACTACCCAGTATGATGAATACAAACGGATTTTAGGTGGAGATAACGTACCCGAAACATTCGAAGATTTTCAAACGATGAAGTATAATGACAGTGATAGTTATCAGAACCTGTTGAAAGTAGCGCGCGAGGTTCGGCGCGAACAATTTGCGTTGAACAATGTACACAATTTTGGTGAAGTGCACGGTGTTCCGTATCAACAGGAAGCCAACTCAGTTTTTGACCGTTATGTCGATGGACAACTAGTTACACGAAGATATTATGGTAAGACAGGAAAGGCCCGGCTGGACATTGATTTTACCGACCATGGTAATGCTAAAATGCACACGATTGTGCCACACGCGCATCCCTGGTTACGCGTTACAAAGAAAAATGGCAAGATTGTTCCCCGGCGTGAAGAACCTGGGCGGAAATTAACGATTGCAGAAAGGATTGTGAATAAAGATGGTGGTAAGACGAGTAAAAGCTGATTCGGATCACTTAGAGTCTTTGGAGCAACTTCGATTTGCGTTAGATGTTCGTATGGAGGTTCAAATCAAAATCAATGATGTTGAGTGGTACATTGGCTTTGACAGTGAGGGCAAACGTATCATTTCTAAAGATAATGGTGATTTTGATTATCACTTCAAAGATACTGACGACGTTGATGAGATTCTTGATTATGTAATTGATGGCAAGAAAATCCGTGACCAATGGCAAGATATCGTTATTGTTGCAATGTAGGGCGTTCAATCATTTTGATTGGGCGTTTTTTAGTACGACGAGGAGAACACGATGAGTAAAGATAATTCGGATTTAATGCGTTACACCGAGATGGCAATGAAGGGCTTGACGTTTGACGCTGACACGGAGCAAGGCTTTAAGCTCATGACGGATGCATTTCTAACATGTTACGAGGAAGCACTTAATAAAGGATATGATCAAGTAACAGCAATACAAACCGCCACGATGATCCTTTCGACAATGTTCCATCAGGATTAGCATGGATGACCTGAGCACGTCTCTAAACTACTCAAACTAAATAGCATGCGTGGGTCTGATAATGACGCCACGGTCAATTTAGCACAATGTGTGGGGCTCTTAGAGTAATGCACGGGGTGCTTTTTTTGTGGCCTGAGTTATCGGAAATGCGTGGGCGTGGAGGAATTTAATTATGAAAAAGCTACTCAAACTAAAGATGAATTTACAGATGTTTGCTGACGGTGATAATGGAACTGGCGGGGATGAAGGTAGCAATCAGACGGCTGATAGCACGCCTAACACAATCGACGCCAATCAAAATAGCAACAATGACGACTCTGACCAAGACAATCAGGCAGATACGCCGTTTAAATCGTTTGCTAGTGAAAAGGACTGGCAATCAAGTGTTGATAAGCTGATTGCTTCGGCAATTAAAACACATGATGAAAAACAGGCTAGTGAAGCTCAGCAGCAAAAAGATTACGACAAGATGACTGACCTGGAAAAGGCCAACTATGATAAAGACCAATTAACCAAGCAACTTGCTGAATCACAGCGCCATGGAACTATTGTTGAAAATAAAGCTAAAGTTACGGCCCGACTGGGTGCAGACGATTTGCCGACAGCGCTGATTGCGGCTTTTGGTGATGATGTTTTAGCAGATGATAAAGGCGTGGAAGCGGCTTACACTGCAATCAGTAAGTCATTTACAGAGAGCTTACAGCAAGCAATCGATAAGCGAATTGCAAGCAGTGGGACCACATTGCCGGCTGCTAATACATCCGCAAATAAATCTGAAGGTGCAACAGCAGCTGAAAAATTAAATAACTCGCAAAAGCCAGCAAAGTCCAGTTTATGGGCGACAAAATAAGGAGGTACTAGATTATGGCTTATGTATTTGATAAAGGAACAGTAGAACAAAAGAATTTCATGGCATCTGAAAAGTTTGTATCATTCTCACGTCAGGTTGATAATACCAGTTACGCGGTGAAGACGGATGCTTTTGGACATAAAGTTATCCCAGCCGGCACGATTTATCCAACTAACGACGCTAAGGCAGAAGGAGTCACGATTAATGAAGTGGACGTTACACATGGCCCTCAAATGGTTGGCGTGATTGTTGAAGGCTATTTATTTGGCCAACGCTTACCAGTGGCGCCAACAGCTGAGGCTATCACGGCATTAAAGAAGATTACTTTCACTGATACGGACGCCGCCGCCGTATCACAAGCCTAATTAAAGGAGGAGAAAACAAATGGCTCAAATTTCAGATTTATTCACGCAACATGATTTAATCGATTTTTCATTGAATCGGCAGTATCCAGCGATGCAAGGTGATGAACTATTCCCAGCAATCAAAGTCAACTCACTAACTGTTGATATCTTGAAACGTCAAAATCGAATTCCAGTGATTGCATCCTATGCGGCTTTTGATAGTGAAGCCGAAATTGGCAGTCGGTCTGCCTCGGGCGCTGCCATCGAACTGGCTTTGATTAAGCGCAAGATGCAGATTAAAGAAAAAGATTTGTATGCGATGCTCAATCCGCGGACGCCTGCAGAAGCTAGCTACTTGCAACAACACGTTTATAACGACTTTGATGTGCTCAATCAAGGCGTTTTAGCACGAATTGAAAAGACCGCTATGGACGTTTTAGCAACAGGTAAGACTATTTTGCCAGATGAAAGTGGTAAACTTGCTGTCCAACTTGATTATCAAGTTCCGACTGAACATCAGGAAGCTTTGACTGGAGCTGCTACATGGGATAACGGCGACGCGGATATCCTTGGTGATATTACGCGCTGGTGCGATAAGATGGATATTACACCAACCCGGGCGCTAACTAGTCGGAAGATTTATCGACTGATTACGACTAATACCAAAGTTCTACAAGCCGTGTATGGTAACTCTACTCGGGCACTTGGACAAGCCGACTTTGACACCTTCATGCAGGCACAAGGTTTACCAATTTTTCGGACTTATGATCAAAAATATACCCAAGTCGGAAAAGATGGCAAGATTACCAAGAGTCGTTACTTCCCAGAAAATCGACTTGTCTTAATGAACGATGACCCGATTGGTAATAAAGTGTTTGGACCAACTCCAGAAGAGTTAGCACAATTCAGTGGCCCAGCGCAAATTAACGCTGTGGGTAATGTTTACGATATGATTTATACCGAAACTAATGATCCAATTGGGACTTGGGAAAAAGCCTCAGCAGTTGCGCTTCCAGCGTTTGCCGCGGCGGATGAGGTATTTCAAGCTCAGGTTTTAGCCTAGAGGTGATTGAGAATGAAGGTTCGCGTTAAAGATTACCCAATTCGGTATAAAGATACTCGGTATAAAAAAGGTGATGAGCTCAGCATTACGCAAGACGCGTTCAATGATGAGCTTTTTGTTTGTCTTGATAAGCAGAAGGACGAGAAAACTGCCGATAATGCTCAGTTAGAAACAGACGACGAAGAATAGAGGATGATCGTATGGCTAAACCAAGCCCACCAGATAAGGAGGGACAATTGACAAGACTATATACGCGATTAGGTGTTGAGAAAGACACACCGGATGCTGCGGTGGTTGATGACATCTTTGATGACGCTGTTCAAACGTGCTTGGATTATACCCGGTCTTCACTCTCGACACCGATTCTAATTCAGGCAAAACGGCTTGCCATTATCATGTACAACGAGCAAGGAACAGAAGGCGAAGCATCGAGGTCAGAAGGCGGCGTTTCTCAATCGTTTGAACTGGGACTACCTAACATAATTAAAACCGCGCTAGCACCTTACCGAGTCGCGAAAACGAGGCGATTCTAATGCGCCTTAGACCAACAGACCTGACAACTGTTTATTTACGACAACAACAATCAGGTCACGATGATGAAGGTAATGTCATTACGGCGGGATGGAGCAATCCAATTGCAGTGAGGATGAACATTCAAGCTGCTGGCGGTTCAGTGAATGCGCAAATCTGGGGCAAAGACCTTAAGTACATTAAATCTGGTAAGTATCAAGGTAATCAGATCAATGAAGGTCAACAAGAAAATTGGGGTGTTTGTGTCAATGTTACTAAAGATAGCGAGCCAGATTACGTTATCAATTCGATACAAACATTCAGCACCCATAAAAATATCACTTTAGAGCAACGTAAACGAGGCGAATAGGATGGCTGAAGTTGAATGGCGTGGCAGTGATAAGCTGAAAGCTCAGCTCAAAAAAATGCCCAGTGTGGTTCACGATGCCATCTGGGATGCTACTTTTGATGTTGTTGAGAAAGCAGAGGGCTATGCAGTCAAAGAACTTCAATCCAGCGTTAAGTATGGAAATGGTGAGTTAGCTCGAAGTATTAAATATGAGGTTGTCGATAGTGATGGCAAGATTGTCGGTCGTGTCTGGTCCGATGACCCAGTAGCGCTATTTCGTGAGCTCGGTACTGGACGAGTGGGTGAGGAGTCGCAAAAAGATTTACCCGATGGATTTACACCAGTGTACAGGCAAACGCCTTGGTTCATTCCTGCTGATGACGTTGATACTGACCTGAGTGAACTGTATGGTATGCCTAAAATCGAAATCGACGGACACACATTCTATCGGACAAGCGGTCAACCCGCCCGCCAGTTTTTAACCCCCGCCGTCAAACAAGCCAGTCGTGAGGCACCAGAGATGATTAAGCAGAGTGTGGAGGCCGCACTCCATAACAAATTAGGGGGTAGTTGATGGTAATTATTAATGTGAAGTCAGTAGTGTATCAAGCACTAACGGCTATACCGGAAATTAAACAGGTCTCAACCACGTACCCAGATAATTTAACGGTGTTCCCAATCGCTGTATACAACACGGCACATAAAGCCTATTTTCGTGATGCTAATCAGCAAGAGTTGCAAACGGAATGGACGATCACAATTGACCTCTTCTTAAAAGAAGGTAGCACAACGGCAATCACGAATAAGCTCATGTCATCATTTGGTGATATGGGCTTTTCAAGCGATGTTGGTGATAGCAATTTAGCGGGTGTGAATCGCACTGTATTACGATTTACTGGTGTTGTTGATAACACTAGTCACCGCGTATTTGAAAGTTGAAAGGATGATTGAAATTGAAAAAGAATTTAACAGTATTTGATTTACAACGATTTGCTGCAGACGCTAGTGCCGGGCTTGCCGGAACAGGGACCAAGCTTGAAATGTCAGTGGATGGCACTAAGTTTGATGAAATTGGCGGTATTAAGACCGTTCCTGACATGGGTTCAGACCCAGAAAATATTGATGTGACTGATTTATCAGATACGAAAAAGAAGTCAGTTCCTGGGATTGAAAATACATCAACGTTAGCTTTTACCTTTGTGTACAAGGGCAGCAACTTTGCAACGGCTTTAACGCACAATGGTGACAATAAGCAATATAAATGGAAGGTCACTTATCCTGATGGGATGACAGCTTCTTTCACTGGCTCATATACCGTCAAAATGGGTAACGTTGCTGTCAACGGAGCACTTGAATACACGATTTCGATTATCGTATCGGACGGACCGGACTTTGCAACGGCCAGTAGTAGCGCCGGAGCTTAGAACCGTCACATTTTATCCAGATAATAATTAACTTGAGTAAGAGACGAGTAGGCCAGCAGGCTGATATGAGACGAATAATAAAAATGGAGGAACTACGTTATGACAGTAAAGAAAGCAACTAAGAAGTTTGAAATGGGTGGATTACAACTTGAATTAAAGTTAACAGGCCGTGATATTTTGAATATTGAAAAACGCTTGGGTAAATCTATGATGTCGCTCTTTATGAGTGCGGATGGCGGAATGAAATTGCCACCATTGAATGAAATGCTTATCGTATTGCAAGGTTCGAACCAAACTCACGGCGTTACTGATAACGACATTTTTGCTGCCTTTGAAAAATATTTTGATGAAGGTCATGCCCCAATGGATTTATTTACAGTGCTAACAGACTTATTCCAGGAATCTGGTTTTTTCGGCAAGACAGCTTCGGCTTCGAAGACGAATACGGAATCGGAAGTCACTCTGGACAACGAACCAACGACCGAGACGACACTTTAAGCAATAATTACCAGACTGTTTCTGAGTTGCTAAGTGCTATTTACCCATTGGCCGTGCAATCTGGGATTGATTCTGACCACTTTTGGGAACTTGATTTTGGTGAACTCATGGTTCAAGTAATCGCAAATAATCGTAACCGTATAGATGATATGCGAATGAGAGCGGTAATGGATCACAAGCAAGCTGAGATGATGGCATTTGCTTTGAACGACCCTAGCAAAATGCCATCGGTTGAAGAGGCTTATCCATTTATCAAAACAGCGACTAGTACATCGTCGGATTCTGTTCCTGAATGGAAACGGGACCAGTTGCTTCTAATGCAGCAATCGCAAAAGATTAAGACAGCCCGAAAATTCAAAAAAACTACATAGGAAGGGGGAAACAACGTGGAACTTGAAGAAATTGAACTGCTATTCAAAGTGAACACTGAACAAATGGAACAACAATTTGCCAAGGTTCAACCGATGATTGATAAATTGATGGGGAAGACCGCTGATAGTGCGAAGTCCGGTATGGACAAGACCGAGCAGTCGATGGATGTTTCTAAAGGTGTTCAAAAGTTGCAAGACCAGTTGTCCGGTTTGAACGAGACTATCAAAACTGCATTCGAACGAATGAGTAGCTCGACATCTACCGGGGCTAGCAAGGTCAACCAGAATGCTGGCAAGATGTTTACCGGTAGCCGGGTTAAGGTAAAACAGGACTTACAGGCCATGCTGAGTGATATCAATGCAAAGATGGATCAGGCCCGAGCTGCTCAAGCCAAGATGCGTGACTTAATGAATCAAAAAACGTCCTTGAATACCGCTCAACAGAATGGGACGCAAGGAATTAAAATTGATAATCAGGTTGCGTCCGCTCAAGCTCAGATGACGCGTTATCAAAACCAATCTAAAGCTCTAGCCCAATCAATGCGACAAGAATTTAAAGCGGTGCCGGACTCACTGCGGCAGATTTCTAAAGCTATGGATCAAAACGAAGTTAAAATTGAAACCTATCGGCGTCAGTTAAAGGCGTTGCAGGGCTCCTATCGTGATGTTCAGGATTCTATGAAGACGATGGGTGCCAGCGACCGGCTGACCAAGCAAAGCACGGCACTTGAAAAGAGCATCATGAGCACACGCGATAAGATGAACAAGCTCATTAATTCCAATGATAGTCTGAACAAGAGCTATGCTTATGTTTCTGATCGTGGTGACGAACTTAAATCTGTAATTGGTAAGCTCAATACTGAGATGGGTGAATCCGGGACGGCTGCTACACGAGCGGCAGGTTCGTATAATCGTTTCGGCAGTGCGGCAAGTAGCGCAATGAATAAAGCATCAGGTTCCGGTAAGGGGCCTTCTAATTGGTTCAGTCGCATTAGCAACGGTATTCAAGGTGCAACAAGCCGGATACGCAATTTTGGAAATAGTAGTAGTTCTTCAATGAACAAAGCCTCTTCTAGTGCTAGACGGACCAGCGGGGCCCTGGGCGGCATTGCCCAGCAGTTGAGATACCTCCCATCACAATTAATCGTATTTGGGTTGCTGTACCAAGGCTTGACGCAACTTGCTACTGGGATGATGACAGCATTTAAGACGAACGCGCAGTTTGCAAGTAGTCTGAATCAAATCAAGGTCAATTTACTGACAGCATTCTATCCGATTTACAACTTTGTACTTCCGGCTGTCAATGCATTAATGTCGTCATTATCTAAAGCGACATCATGGTTGGCACAGTTCACATCAGCACTAACGGGTATGAGCTATTCCAAGGCGCGGCAAGGTGCTCAGGGACTTTATGAGCAATCTAAGGCACTAAATGACACGGCTGCCGCTTCTAGCAAAGCTTCTGCTTCTGTTAAGAAGGCAAACGAAGAGATTCGAAAGCAAAATGCGGCTCAGGCTAAATCAGTTCGTGAAGCAAATGCTCAAATTCGGGCGCAAAATCAGGCTCAAGCAGCCTCAGTTCGTGAGGCTAATCGACAAATTGCGGAGTCGAACAAACAAGGTGCTGCCAAAGTTCGTGCTGCTAACGCGGCAATTGAAGCCGCCAATAAACGTTCTCAGGCTTCCATGGAAGCAACCAAGAAAAAGAACAAAGAACTCATGCAGTCTTTAATGGGCTTTGATGAACTGAATGTTCTTGATAAGAGCAATGATGATGAAGACTACTCTTATGATAAAAAGCCAAAGGAGACTTTTACTCCGCAGGAAACACAAACGGCACCAGATTCAACGCCAACACAAAACGCACCGGAAAGTACGCCACTGCAATCGATGGATGGTACTGATGCTGGAGCTGGTGATGATGGTGTCAATTTCGGCGTACCATTAGGTCAGCCATTCAACAGCGCAACTGATGCAGCTAAAAAACTGCAAAAAATTTTAGGTGAGCTGTTCGACCCAATGAAGGCAGCTTGGGACGCCAAGGGTAAATCAGTAGTGGATGCTGCTAAGTACGCTTGGAAAGAGGTTGAACGAGCGCTCAGCGATGTTGGACGATCGTTTATGCATGTATGGGACAACGGCACTGGTCAGAAGACAGTAGAAGCTATCTTACAGCTGTTAGCAGACATGCTTAACATTATTGGTGATATTGCCAAAGCGTTCTCACAAGCATGGGAAGGTGGTGGCGGTCGTGGTACTAAGCTAGTCCAAACTATTTTCAATTCGCTGAATAATGTATTGAAACTGATCCACGACATTGCGAATTCTTTCCGGAACGCGTGGAATGGCGGCAATTTAGGCGAACGTATTTTTGCGAACCTGATTAAATTAGCTACTAATGTTGCACGAATTATTGGTGATATTGCTAAAGCGTTCGACAATGCGTGGACCCATGGTAATACCGGTACTAAGCTCATTCAGTCGATTTTAAATATGCTGAATGAGGTCATCAAAGTATTGAATAACATTGCGGTAGCATTTCGTAATGCTTGGAATAGTGGTGCGGGTGAGAAAATTGCATCAAATCTCTACAAGATATTCACAAACATCTTTAATACTGTTAGTGCACTTGGCGGCCAATTTGACAAGGCTTGGCAACATGGTGGCGTTGGTACATCTATTTTTAAAACGCTGCTCGGTATGGTTAATGACATGTTGGGTGCGTTAAACGACATGACAGGAGCAACCATTAAGTGGGCTTCTAAGCTTAATTTCACACCCTTACTACAATCGATTGATGGATTGCTAAAAGCGATTAGACCAGTAGTCAAAGATGTATGGGACGGCCTGGATTGGGGATATCAAAATATCCTGTTACCATTGGCCAAATACACGATTACTAATTTAATCCCAACGTTCTTCGATGCATTAGCTGCGGCGCTTAAGTTGTTTCACAGCATTATTCAAGCTTCACAGCCAGCCTTTAAATGGATATGGGATTCGTTCCTTAAGCCATTAGCAAAGTGGACTGGTGGAGTTATCGTTGGCATGCTTAAGAAGTTAGCAGATGCATTAGGCGGGATTTCCAGTTGGGTAGATAAACACCATACGGCCGTTGAAGCAATGGCGAAAGTCTTAGTAACTATGTTTGCGTTTAAAGTAACAATGACGGGGCTAAGCAATGGAATAGGACTACTTGGAAAATTAGCTGATAAAGCGGCTATTATTGGTGGTAAAGGGCATGTTCTCAGAGACTTTTTTAAAGGGATTACTGGAATTGATAAGCTAGAAGAAGCTGTTGGCAGCGTGAAGACATTATGGTCGCTTGCAAAAATGAAGTGGTCAGATTATGCTGCTGCATTAGCAGATGGTTGGAAGGCTCTCAAAAATTGGAGTATTTGGTCTAAATTGGCAGCCGCCGGACAAGCAGTATTAGATGCTGCAATGGATGCTAACCCAATAGGATTAGTCGTACTTGCGATTGCGGCATTAGTTGCTGGATTCGTCGCGCTATACAAACATAATAAGAAATTTAGAGATTTTTGTAATTCTGTGTGGAAGCATATAACCAAATGGTTTGGAGATTCAATCGATTGGATCTCTAAAAATTGGACTAAAATAATTGGTTTTATTATTAATCCGGTTGGCACGATTGCTTCCTGGTTCCTTAAAGATACAAAAACAGGTAAGAATATTCTTAAATGGGCATCGAAATTACCGGGTAAAGCCTCCGATTGGGCTAAGAGTGTTGGTAAAAAGGTTGGGACCCATATAACTAATGCTAAGAAGGATTTCCAAAAAGCAGGAAAGAATATTGGTAATTGGACTACTGGGTTTGTTGGCGGTGCTAAGAGAACTGTTAACACTTGGGCATCGAATATTGGCAACGGTGTTCATAAGAAAGTTTCTGATGGTAAAAAGGCCGCTCAAGAAGCGGGTAAAAAGATTGGTAACTGGACGTCTGAGTTTACGAGCAAATCTAAAGGTGCAATCGTCGGTATTCGAAAATGGGCATCAAATATCGGTAGTAATGTTAATACTAAAGTCGAAGATGGCAAACGATTAGCCAAGAATGCGGGTAGTAAGTTAGGTTCATGGGTTAATAACTTTAGAACTGGCGCAAGTAAGACTGTCTCTAGTTGGGCTGGAAGTTTAGGCTCGAAGACTAGTTCTGGAATGGGGAGTTCTAGGACGGCTGCGTTAAGAGCCGGTACTCAGTTAGGTAATTGGGTTGCCTCGTTTAGAACTGGCACGGGTAAAACAATTGCAAAATGGGCCGGTGGTTTAGGCGGTAAAATTGGTGGCGGTCTTTCATCTGGTTGGAAGTCTGTAAAAAAGGGTTCTGCGGATGTTGCTAATGCAATTATTGGTACGATTGGAAAAGCCGTTAATGGCGTTATCGATGGTATTAAATGGATTCTCAATCACGTAGGCGCCTCCAGCAAAGCAAAGTCATTGAGCCACTGGAGTGTTCCTTCATTTGCAACTGGTGGTCGCCATAAAGGTGGTCCAGCAATCGTTAATGATCAGGTTGGTGATAAGTATCGTGAAGCATACAAGTTACCAAATGGACGAACAGGTCTTTTCCCAGCCGTTCGCAATATGATGGTCAATCTTCCGAGAGGTACTCAAATTCTCAATGCGGCACAAACGGCTCGTAAAGTAACAGCAATGGTGCCACACTATGCCGGTGGTATTGGAGACTTTGATTTTGACTTTTCAAGTATTGGTAACTTCAATTTGCCAAGTTTCAACTTTAGCATGCCGAATTTTGGTGATTTGTTCAGTGGTATAGGGGACAGTGTAGGCAGTTTTGCCGATGGTGTGAAAGATACGGCAAGTGATATCTGGGACGATGTCACGCACCCTGAAAAAGTATTGAAAGCTGCTATGAACAAGTTTGTTAAATTTACCGGCTTAGGTGGCTATCCGCTAGATGTTGCTAAAAGTATGGTGGATTTTAGTGTTGATAGCGCTAAAAGTTGGGTCGGTAAGATCCTCAAAGAATACGGCGAGAGCGAAGGACCAAATGGTGGATCAATCACTCATTCAATGATTAGTCGCGCACTCGAGATGACTAAAGTTCCTAAATCGCGGTGGTCAAAGATGCAACACGATATCATTGAAGTGGCTAAGTCAGAGACCGGGAATCGAAATATTATGCAGACAATTACTGATGTGAACTCGCTAGCTGGTAATCCTGCAGGTGGACCACTACAGTATGTCAAGTCAACCTTTGATGCATTTGCTTTTCCTGGACATCATAATTTCAGATCATCATTTGACCAAGTATTGGCTTATCTGAATAACTCAGACTATTACAATGCTGCTGGTCATACAGTCATTTGGGGCACGCCTAAATTTGATTGGTTGCACAGTGGACCGATTGGGCACCGCCGTTTTGCTAACGGCGGTCTTGTTGATACTCATCAAATGATCGAAGTGGCTGAACAGAATAAGCCGGAAATGGTTTTACCTTTAACTAACATTCCACGGTCAATGCAATTGATTAAGCAGGCACTAAGCTTCATGGGACAAACGTTCAGTGATGGCTTACAAATGCCCGCAGCTTTAACTCAGTCGATGGATATGAGCAGTCTGGCTAGTCAGCCAAGTAGTACAAGTACACAGAGTATGAATAGTGGTGGCATTAACGAGCTTGGAACAAGCATCGTTAATGCGATTGTACAGGGCTTACAAATGACAAACGTTGGCGGCAGCATGGACAATCAACCGATCAATGTGAACTTGACGTTGCAAGTTGGTGATGAGAAGTTTGGTAATGCTGCTATTAAAGGCATTAACGCGGTAAATCAGAAGAATGGTAAAAACATGTTGAGACTATAGGAGATGATTACGATTGACATATTCACTGAAGATTGGTGGGACAGTGGTTAAAGCACCACAGTCCCTAGAAGTTGCAATCCAAGATATTGATGCAAAAGCATCACGTGACGCGAATGGACTTTTGCATCGAGACCGTGTCGCAATCAAACGCAAGTTAACAGTAAAATGGGGGCCGCTAACACTGGCCGAGAATAGCACAATACTAAAAGCTGTCTCTGGACAGTTTTTTTCTTGCAGTTATTTAGACCCACAAGAAGGTGCAGTAGTGACCAAAACATTTTATGTTGGTGATCGGACTGCACCGATTTATACACTTAATCCAGTGACATCAGATTATATTTGGCAAAATGTTTCAATGGATTTCATTGAACAGTAGGCGGGTGAAAATTAATGATTAAGCAATCTGATTTAGCCCTCGCTGCATGGAAGGCAACTGAACGGACGTTGGATGCAGTTGTCACAATTAACAAGATTGACTATAAAACGACAGATATTGCATCCATTTCATATGACGCAGGTGGCTATACTGGAGATACGTTTGGTATTGGTTCGAATTATGAAAACAGCGTGACAATTAAGTTTTCACACTTAATTGAAGGACTTAAACCTGGCATGACGGTATGGCCTAAGATTGGCATAAAAACATCTAATGGCTACGAGTATAGCTCGCTTGGCCTCTTTATCGTATCAGATGACATTCAAATGGACCGAAACAACGATGAGACAACAATTAAGGCATATGACCAGATGTGTCTATTGGAGGGTACCTACACTTCTAAGTTAACTTACCCTGCGAAAATGACCAGTGTGATTGCAGAAATTGCAAATTTGGCTGGCGTGTTACTCAATACAACTGACATTAGTCGTTTGCCTGTACAAGTTAACTTACCGAGTGCTATTACCGGTCAAACGTATCGAAATGCAATTGGCATGATTGCTCAATTTTATGCTGGATTTGCAACGTTTGATAGGGACGGCAAATTAACAATTCGCACGATTACAGAGCCAGATTATACATTAGACCCGAGCCAATATGAACAAGGTGGCTTAACAAAAAATGAAGCACCATACAAAATTGGCGGTATTCAGTGTGAGGTCACAACGACTACTACGGATTCAACAGGTCAGAGTACCGAAACTACAAACACGCTTCAAGTAGGGGCAGCGTCAGGATCACAGATTAAACTCACCAACAATTTGATGACAATGGATCGTTTAGCATCAATATGGCAACAGTTACAAAGCTTGACCTTCTACCCTTTCAGTTTGAATTGGTTTGGCAATCCTGCAATAGAAGCTGGCGATTGGCTAACACTACAGGATACTAAAGGAAACAAGTTCAACGTGCCTAATAATGGTTATACTATGACGTTTGATGGCAGTTTGTCTGCTGTTTCTAAAGCAGATCAGACCTCAACCTCTAGTAGTAGCTATGCTTGGCGAGGCGAGCTATCACAATATGTTGCTGACTTAGGTGGACGGCAAGGTGCTTCAGGTAACTATATCTATGGTACAGATACAACTGAACCGCCATACGGAGCTAAATTTAACGATATCTGGTACAAGCAGAACGGTAATAAAGTTGAATTGTGGACTTACGAGCGTCAGGCAGATGGAACTGGTAAATGGGTACTTACTGTGTCGGACGCTACTGGGGAAGAAGTGAAAGCAAAAGTTGACCAAGTGGAACTGGAAGCTAAGGCTAGTACAGATGCAGCTAAAGCGGCCAGTGATAAAGCTGACCAGCTTGCGGCCAAGTACGATGATACGAATGCACTAGCTCATCAAGCAGTAGACAAAGCTGTAAGTGCCCAAAGTGACGCTAGTATCGCAGTTGCCACAGCAAACTCAACAGCTTCGGGATTTGGTAGAGTTGAAGGAAAAGCTGGCAATGCCTTATCCAGTGCCTTGAATGCTCAAAGTGCTGCTAGTGACGCAGTTAAACAGGCTTCTTCTGCAGCCGCTGACTCTAAAGATGCTAAGCAAATTGCTGGATCAGTTAGCCAGAGTTATAAGACGTTAACAGACGGATCAACTATGACTATCGCTGAACTACAGAATGGCCTAGCTGCTAAGTTGACTAAAAGTGACTTGGACGGATATTCCACCCAGACCTGGACTCAAAATCAGATTAAAATGACTGCTGATGGAATTAACGGAACCATGTCCAGCATCAAGAGTACTGTTGATAGTCAGACTACCAGCATTAATGACCTCAAGGCTGACTCAAACTCGTTTAAGAGCCAATTTGATACTGTCACTAAAACGTTGGGCAAGCAAACTACCGATATTGGTTCTTTACAGGCATCGTCTAAGGAATTAACTACTGGGTTTAATACGCTTACAACTGATAACACGACCAATAAGAACGACATTAGTCAGTTGAAACAAACTGCCACTGAAGTAAGCAGTACCTTAGAAACTGTTCAGACGCAGGTTCAAGATAGTGCTATTGGGACGAACTTATTACTCAACACTGGTGATGATAATGACGCAAGTCATCCTGTTAAAATGCTTACTGGGAACTTAACCGTATCTGGCTACTTGTCTAGAACAAAAGAGTATACCCAGGTAACTGCTCCGCCATCCCCATCATCTGAGATGTACTACCGATTTGGTGGTCCAGAAGCAAATGAAATGCATGGTTTGGAGCCAGGTCAAACGTATACTATTCAAGGTGAGGTATCCGTATCCAAAGGTGACGTTAGGTTTAGAGCCCAACGATGTACGGCCGCAGGCGGATGGTATGACTTTGGCAAGGGAATATCCAGTATACTAGTATCCAATACTGATAGCTTTGTTACTATCAGTTATACGTTTACAATACCTGACGGAACTACGGCTATTTACACTAGTTGGCAGGTTGATGGGTACGACTCGACCACGATTTTAAGATTCAGGAGAATGAAACTTGAAAAAGGGTCCGTAGCCACCGATTTCTCTGTCAATCCATTAGATACAGCGACTGTGAGTGCTTTCTCTAATCTTTCTCAAACGGTTGACGGTATGAAAGCTGATATCTCTAAGAAGATTGAGCAGAAGGATCTTAATGGATATGCCACCAAAACATGGGCACAAAACCAGATTAATATTAGCGCTAATGGTATCAATGGAACTATTTCAAGCGTTAAGAACACCGTCGATGGGCACACAACCAGCATTAGTGCCCTTCAAGTTGATTCAAACGGGTTTAAAGCGCAGTTTCAGACTGTCAATGGCACGTTGGGCCAGCACACTACTGATATCGGTTCTTTGCAAGCATCCTCTAAAGAATTGAGTTCTAATTTTAGTTCTTTGAGTACTGACAATAACACTAATAAGAACGATATTAGTCAACTCAAACAGACTGCTAAGGGATTTAGTAGTACCTTGTTGACTGTTCAGCAGCAAGTTAGTGACAGTGCCGTTGGTACAAACTTACTTGCGAATACAGCGGACAATGGTGTTGGCCCGGTCTCAATCCAAGGGGACAATTCAACTCCTCAGTACAATGCGTCTATGGTAAGAAACGATAGCTACATTGAAATGACAAAACCTACGGGCTCTGAAATGTATTACCGTTTCTGCAATATTGACGGTAGCATGCACAATCTTAAGCCAGGGCAAACATACACTATTCAAGGTGAAGTATATGTAAGCAAAGGGGCTGTGCATTTCAGATCACAATATCAATTAAATGGCGGTTGGGCGAATTACTCCGGTAACGAGTCTGGGGACCTAGCTACTAATACCTCAGGATTTGTGAAAGTTAAATACACATTCACGATACCTGCAAATGCAACCGCATTTTACCTGAGCTGGCAAGTGTACAACTTCGACTCAACGACTGTATTCCGATTCCGGAGAACGAAACTTGAAGTTGGAGGCAATGCGACTGATTACTCAACAAGTCCATTGGACAACGCCACAGTCACAGCTGTTTCAAGTATCTCTCAAACTATTGATTCCGTTAAAACAACTGTACGTGGAAAGGCGGACCAATCCACGGTAACCCAATTGAGTGGCCAGATAACTTCGGTTGTAGGAAAAGTCGATACCATTGGGACAAGAAATTTTGTGACTAACTCACAGTTCCAATACGATTATCTGGCCGGACCATCTTGGACCGGTGGCACTACTGCTATGTGGTATAAGTCAGATTATGCTTGGTCATGGGTTAATGGGTATCAAGGTATTTGCATTAATCAACCAACAACGACGGATGATAGTGTTTGGTATAATTTGTTCTCAAGAAAAATGGTTATTGGCCAAGATATCTCGACTCCTTGGTCAGCTAGTGCTTATTTAAATGTGGATACCGTTGGCATTGCTGCAATGATTATTGTTGAATTTTATGACACTAAGGGTGTTCGTATTGGCTATAAGGAAACGCATAAAACCACACGTGGACTGGAACTAATTAAAGTTAAAAATGCTGTTCCCCCGGCTGGAACTGAAACAGTTTGTCTTTCATATCGTGTTCATGGTGGTGGCCATATTGCTATGATATGCCCAATGCTCAACCAAGGAACCACTGCTGCTGCATACGTTCCTGATATTACAACCAATGCAGACCTTGAGCATGCATATTCTGCTATCCTTCAAACTCAAGACCAGATCACTCTTCGTGTTGAGAAGAATGGGGTTATTAATGCAATCAATGTCACCCCTGAAAAAATCAAAATATCTGGTAATAAACTGCATATTACAGCGGACACCTACATTGATAATGAGATCGTTAAGAACTCTATGATTGAGAACCTAAGTGCCGATAAAATCACTGCAGGTACTATTAATGCTGCGCATATCAATGTAATCAATTTGAATGCGAACAACATAACAACCGGTACGATTAAAGGTAGTAACTTATCGATTAATCTGAACACGGGTAATGTTGAGTTCCAGGCAGGACGTATCCATTCATCTGATAATGCGATTGATATCAACATCAATAACAAGTATATCTCAGTCGCTGACAGGGATAATCGTGTGTTTATATCTGGTGGGGAAATCCAAATGATCCAGCCGACATTATTCTCAAGTCAATCTACGCCGTATGTTCGTATCAGTAATGCTCAGGCGGGAGCATCTTGGGGTGGTGCAACTTTCTGGGGACGTGACTATTTTGTGGTCACTAACGGAGCTAACGATGGAAATATCTTTACTTCGCCAATGGGAGAAGAAAAGTTCGCAGGTATTTCTGGAGGACACTCGACCTCAGGATGGCAAGTAACTAAGATTGGTGGCGCCGAACGGGGTGTGCTTATATCTGGTGGTCGCGTATTCACTGATGGCATAAGACTATCACCGTATATAAGAGTTGGTGATCCTGGTCACGCAGGCACCGGTTTGCATGGTTCTAACATTAGTATGCAGGCTAGTTATATTTATCTAAAGAGTACCCATACAACATCTCATGGTGCAAACGCATATCTGGCACCAGACGGTGCATTAGTTCCGTCAACCTCCGCCGCTAAATACAAAACAGACATCGTTCGATCGTTTGAAACTGAAATGGGGGACAAACTCCTAGAAGTTCCAGTTGCGCATTGGAAAGACAAAGAAGAAGTATTAGCCAAAACTCGTGATTCTAATGCTAAAGATCCAGAAACTTATTTCGGAATGATTGCTGATGATCTGGATGATGCTGGTCTGAATGAACTTGTTGAGTACGATGATAAAGGGGAGGTCAATGGTATTCAGTATGACCGGGTAGCATTGGCTCTTATTCCATTAATTCGTAACTATCGAGATCGCATAACTGTATTGGAAAACAAAATCAAACAAACGAAAGAGGTATAGTCAATTATGACAGCAAGAAAAGAAGTATTAACATTCAAAAATGGGCAACTAGTATCAATTGGAAACACTATGGCAGAGTTTAAGCTTAAAGGTCGAGCTTCTCTCGGGCGGACATGGTTAATTAATCGACTTGAGGACCTGAACAAGCAGTTTAATGCTGACCAATTAGCAACGCAAAAGAACTTTTTTAAAACCGATGAAGATGGGGAATTTGTCTATAAGGAAGACAAAAAGACGCTTATTCTTAAAGATGGATATACTATGGAAGAAGCTCAAAAAGAGTTTGACCAATTAGTAGAAGAACCAGTAAGTATTGAAATTAGCTCATATTCTGCACGAATGAAAGCTTTATTTAATGCACTTGAGGATTACCCGTATGAGCTGGAAGGGCAAACAGCTTTAGTATACGCATTAGTATTTGAACAGTTTGATAAAGCATATGGAAAAGGGGAATAAAAATGGAACTATTAAACACTAGCATCTCTTATAATATCGATGGAACTGGAAATACGAGTTCTGTAATTGCAGGTCTTCGTGGCGAAGTAGAAGGTCGAGTAACTATTACGGCAAATGTCACTATTTATCCGACAGACTTAGCTAAAGATGAAACTTTCGATGATCTAACAAAAAAAGAATTATCCAAACGTGCGATGAATAAGATTCCATCAATAATTGACTCTCTAATTGCAGTTAATGGTGGGTGGAGTTTTACTGCTGGCAGGATTTCATCTGTATCCACTCAATTTAATCAGTCTGAAACTGGCACATATGTGAATGCGAATGTTACTGCCACTGAATCAGATTTTTCAGATAAGAAGTTAGACGATGTTACAATGTCGGAGGCGCAGAGCGTGCTGCAATCCATTCTTAAGAATGAATTGCCAACATCATAAATATTAAGTGAAAGATGAACTTTGAAGAGATGGTGAATTGAAAATTAATAAGTTAAAACGACTAGGCCAGTGTATTTTAGGATGCTTTTGACCGTTCAATCAGGAATGACAAATAGGAGGTAGACAATTGAATAAACGTAAATTAAAGGCACTCATCTTAATGATGGGCGCCATTTTTATGGCCTTTTTAATGATCAACGTTACCAGTCAGGCTGCTCGTATGGATATGGTCGATGTGTCTAATAACAACGGCTACATGTCAACGACAGAGTATGTTTCGATGCGTAATGAATTTGGTGTTAAGGCCCTTACCGTAAAGATTAGTGAAGGTACAACCTTCAAAGATGGCTATGCTGCTAGCAATATCGCTAATGGTCAAGCAGCTGGCTTATACGTCAACGGCTATCACTTTGCCCATTATAAAACTAAGGCTCAAGCAATTGCCGAAGCTGACTTTGCTGGTCAGGCAGCCAAAGCGGCCAGACTACCAGTGGGCGCAGTATTGGCAACGGACGTAGAATCGGCTGAGGAACAAGGAATCTTGTCACAAGCGGCCAACGACCGCAACAATGCTGCCTTCATGAAAGAGATTCAGAAGTTTGGTTATCGGGCCGACATTTATACGTCTGGATCATGGGCTAACAACAAGATGACCATCAAGGGCAAAACAGGTTGGGTTGCTGGTTACCCCTATGTCATGTCTGGTCAGAAGTGGTATACGAATAACAATGCCTGGCAATGGTCCGGGGCAGCTCGTTTCCGGATTAGCTACGGTGGCTTTGACGTCAGTCAACTTTATACTGATTACTACACAGCTGGTCAGAAATCAACTGTCAAGCCAACCGATCCAGATGCCGTTAATGATAACAACCAGGAGGCCAACAAAAACACTTCCAAGCCATCTAATTCGGTCAAGTGGGTCAAGGAGTCAAAAAACTATACGCTCAAGACGGCGGTTAAGCTGCGCACTGGCACGTCAACGGCATCAAGTGTGATTGCTATCTTGCCAGCTGGGACTACGGTCAAAACTGACCAAGCTATCATTCAGAATGGTTATCGCTGGGTACGTCAGCCACGATTTAATGGTTATGGTTATCTAGCAACCGGCCCGGCAAGCAATACGCTGGAATACGTAAAGAGTGGTGCAACTCATACGTATTACACAGTCAAGTCTGGCGACAGCTGGTGGTCAATCGCTCAGCGCAACGGCCTAAGTATAACTACATTAGCTAGTCAGAACGGCAAGACGATTTACACCACTATCTATCCTGGTCAGCGATTGGTGGTGCGGTAATTGCATACACTATTAGGATTAGGTTGGGATGAATGGGGATCCATTGTTGCCATTGTCACTAGTGTTTGTGTGTTAGCTAACTGGATTTTAAACAAAACGGTCCGCATCCCACTTAACGATTTAGGAAAGCGGCTTAGCCGATTTACCAATGAAAGCTTAAAAGTACGACAGCAAAACGCTGACGCAATGAACGCGATTGAAAATCGGGTCATTAAGGTAGAAGGTCGATTAGATGGTCATGACATTGAATTTAAACATCTATATGAAAAGGAAGCCAAAGGAAATGAAAAAAATTAGTTTTAAGAATGCTGACGGAAGCTTGAATGGTAAGTTGATTGCTGGGATTATTTCCTTGCTAATCGTTTTGATTCAACAAGTCTTTGCCATGTTTGGTGTTAAGTTTACTGGTGATTGGTCAGCCGTTGTTGCCGTTATTAATACTGTATTAACGATCCTCGGGATGCTGGGTGTTATAACTGACGTTCAAACGGTGGCAGCGCCAACAGTTGATAGTAATGAGAAAATCCAAGTCGAAGCAACGACTAATAAGGTTGCTGATGAAGTGCAAGGGCCAGCGTCCACAGCTGCTGTAGCGGATAGTTCTGCATCATCTGACACTGAAACGACGTCAGAATCCGCCTCACAATCAGGAGAAAAAGTAGTATAATAATCGTGAACCGTTCTAGTCCCCCATGCTTCGGCGTGGGGGATTTTTTGTTAACAAAATATATAAAAAAGAGCCAGTCAAGACTGGCCCAATGTTTAAATAAATAAAATGGGTGTTCTGTTTCTCCTAAGATAATAAAGAACACAGTTATTATACATTAAACCTGATTAATATAACAAGGACTTATTAATATTTTTCTATAGATTACTTTCGGTATTGTGATATAAACCGACAAGTGTTATTATGCCCCTTGTCCTGTTATTAGTATCACAGCTTTCACATCCCCCCAAGATTGTCGGTTAGTGGTGCCGGAAGTGATGAGGATAATCTTCTGCTTGATGAGTGGAAGATTTTTTTGTGTTGCTTGCCTGTATATTTTGTTAGTGAGAGTTTAGATTTAGCATTATTAGCTGTCAATATAGCTAATTAGATAACTACAATACTTTACAGAATAGCAAGTAATAAGTATAATACTAATTGTCTCTAGTGTAGTTTCTAGATGATAGTTATAACTTGATTAATTCCCCTGCGCTTCGGCGTGGGGAATTTTTTGCGTAAAAAGCCGCCTGCTGTAAAGGTAGATGGCTAATACATAAGAGAAAGTATCTCAGCGAAAGAGGAAACCAGATTATTACTAGGTTCCGTATTATCATAGGAATACATGAGAAATCGTGCAACTTTAATACATAAAAAAATAAACACAACATATGGCGATTTTGCAAACCATTTGATCATTCAATTACTAAATATAGGAAAATATTCGTCTTTCTACATTTAAGTGATAATCAAATTCTTGACAAAAATGTCGTCAATCTATATCATTACACACATAAGACCTTGTCCATTCCGTCCGCGGGGTGGATTTTTTTTTAGGAGTAGACCATATGACATACAGTACAGATAAACCTTTTACCAGTTTAGATGCTCAATTAAAGATGTTGAAGAATCGTGGTATGAAAATTGATAACACAGATTATGCAAGACAGGTTTTACTTAATAATAATTATTACAGTGTAATTAATGGCTATAAAGATCCATTTTTAAGAAAAGATGGTGCAGGTGAGGCTCTTAAGCCTGAGATGTTTATCCATAAAACTACTTTTTCAGATGTGTATACACTATATGGATTTGACAGAGATTTGAGAAATATAGTATTAAATTATTTGTTGATATTTGAATCCCGCTTAAAGTCGATTATAAGTTATGAGTTTGCACAAAAATTTCCAGACCCGTACAGTTATTTAAATATTGTGAATTATTCCAACGATATTGGTGATCTGTCCAACGTTCTAAAAAACTTAAAAAACCTTTCACTAAAACTCAACAGGGGAAGAAATGAAAGGTATGGTAAGCCTAGCATTATTCATTATGTTCAGCAACATACCCATGTACCGTTGTGGGTGCTAGTTAATACGTTGACTTTTGGTGAAATACAATATCTTTATGACTCATTGGATCAAAACCTAAAGGAGAAAGTTGCGAGAGACTTCAGTGAATATTATAAATTGCATTGGAAATCCAGTGAAAAGATTGATACAGGAGAATTGAAATCCTTAATTATTGTTGCAAATCTGTTTAGAAATGTTTGTGCACATGATGAACGTTTTTACAATTACAGCTTAAGGACAAAGATTCCGAAGTCGTTGTTCAGCAAGTACTATGTGAATAACCCAATGTTCGATGACTTAGAAAAGCCAGTAGATTTATTTGCACTCATATCGTTACTTGCTTTGGTTTTGACACGTAAGCAGTTTAAAGCAATGACGTATAGTATCAATAGTCTTATAGAAAAAAGCAATTATAAGTTAAAGTCAATTGGGATAGGAAAAGTGTTAGATTTAATGGGATTTCCAGAAATACAGTGGAGAGAAAAGATCCAAGTTAAATCTGACTAGGTAAAGTCGATACTAGCCACACTTTAATTGCATTGCTGTGATTAACAACTTTGGAAAAAATGACAACAAATCCCACACTAACCTTAATTGGCTGGTGTGGGACTTTTTTATGTTTAAGATAATAAGTTGGTATATAATAGTGGAAAAAGCAAAACATCAAAAAAGGGCCAATATTAAATTAATTTGTGCTCTTCCACGATTTGTAAATTAAAAATCTCTCTTTTTCAGAAATGGCTTATAAATGGCATTTATAGCGCACTACCCTTAATGGTATAACTACCGTGCGGGTGATAAGTCGACGTCGACAGATCAAAATAAAGCGTCAGAATGCGATTATATCAGCATTCTGACGCTTTATTTTACGGTTATGGCAAAGCTGAAGCGTAAATCAGATGTTTCGATGGTTGTTATCGCAACCGCACTTTTTACCACTTATGAAGAGACACTTTGGCTCAAGTTTCCCGTATGTGCGACTGAATTAATTGTTAGTCGTTAACAGTGCCTGAAAGGCCGTTAGCGACATTCCAGGGACGACCCGTTGTCGGGTGAGGTTGTACGGACTTTGCGTGCTGGTGGCGATACCAGGAGCCGTGGATAGGGCGTACTGGTAGCCGGCCTGCTTATCCGCTCGAATGGTCTGCTGGTTAGCACGGCCAGCTGGATAACAGATGACTTGCGTATTTTGCTGTAAATTATGATCGAGCCATTTTTTGGAACTTGATAATTCCGTAAGTTGGACCTGGTAAGTTAAATTATTTAAATCCAGATGGCGAACGGTGTGACTCTGAAAATCGATATTGCCGGACGCTTGCATCCGCTTAGCATCAGCCAACGTTAAGTGATTCTTTTTATGAGTAAAGCCGGTAATGAAATTAATAGTGGCGTGTTGGTGTGTCTGTTTCAAGATTGGCCACGCTGCCGTCATGTTGTCTTTGTAACTATCGTCGAGTGTGATCCAGACGATTTTTTTTGTGGAATCCGCCGATTCTTGAGCGCATAAACGGCCTCATTGGCGGTCAAGGTTCGGTAGCCGTGTGTCTTTAGATAGGCCATTTCAGTTTGAAACTCCTTGGCGGGAACGCGTAACTGGTTCCCACTAGAAATACTGTGGTACATCAAGATTGGCAAGTGAACGACTTTGACGGAGTGCCAACCTTGATACGGCCGTGCATGTGATTGGCGCTTAGCCGAGCTATGCACGCTTTTAACGCTGGCCTTGGATGATTGACTGCTAGCTTGCTTAGGTGTCGGTGAGGCCGCCTGACAGCCTGCTAGTAGGCCGAGAACGGCGCCAAGACATAGGATATAAATGCTACCCCGGATGTGCATGATAATCCCCCCATGATTAATAACTACTTCCTATTCTAATAGATTAGCACACCAAGCGCGATAATTACTGAAGTATTGTTAAAATAACTTTCTTAATGTTTAAGGAACCCCAAATTTGATTAGTAATCACTTAAAACGATTAAGAAACCTTAGTTAGGGTAGCCATGAGAGCTTTGCTCCGATACGATAAATAAAATAATTAATTAGGGGGAATAGGGGTTATGAAGAAAAAAGGGATTATCGGGTTGTTGGCAGTTATTATTATGGTTAGTGTAGGCGTATCGTTCGTTGTACCGACGATGACGAAGAATCAGGGCAGTGAGTTCGCCATGGCGGTGGATAATTTGAATCCCTTCGTCAAGGTACAGACGGTCTATGGTCGGACCACTCGGGCCATCAGCCACTCGACTGGTCAGATGGGGGAAGATGTCTATACGTACCGGATGTTGACTAGCGATGCACAGGGAAAACAACACTGGCTGACGTTTACGGCCGACCATCGACTCAAGCAAGGACACTACTTGAAGATTGAGACGAAGGGACAAAACGTGAACTCATGGGAAGCTGTTGAGACGCATCAAGTGCCCGCAGATATTCAAAAAGTATTAGCTTAA